TCACCTCATCACAGCTCTATCAGGACTTGACCGCAGCCAGTCTTCGCCCGGAATATGCGGAAATCCCCTGAAATTGAGAAAGTTGCCAAACTTCTCCCGACAGGTCGTGGCCCTCCGGTCGCACCCCGCGATCAGCCTGATCTGATCCTGCGGCACCGGACGCACAGCGAGCGTCCGCCACAGTTCGATAACCCGGCGACCTCCAACCATAGTGTCTGACTTGATCCGCCCCGACTGTCCCCTGCCGGCACCGGACTGGATCACCGCCTGCCCGTCGACAAACCAGCCTTCGGCAAAATCAGCAGCCGGAACATGCAGGACACGGCCGTCAATTACGGCCTCCACCACGCTTTCATGGCTGTAGGCCGCAGCGCTCAGATCAATCCGGCAGTGCCGATCACCCAGAACAGCGCTGCATTCCGAATGATACACCCGGCCACGCGGCACATTGAGCTTCTCGGTCAGACCGCGCAGCTCAACCCGGAATGCGCCACCGCTACGGCTCATTTCGCCAAACGTGCCGCGGAACAAAACTGTTCGCTCGGTAACATCCGCCCAGTTCACCAGAAACGTGGTCACTTCTGCCCCGTCATACCGGCCAGCAAGGATGTCCTCCTCGCTGATCGACGCGTCAGACAAGGCACCGATCACCTCGGTATTGTCGACCGCCATGCCGTTGCTTTTTTCAAGAGCACCTGCTGTCATGCCAGTCTTCGCGGCAAACACCACGCCATCAAAGGTCAGGTCGCAATCATGATCGGTAAAGCCATAGGTCTCGCCGTCATTCCGGCGCAAAAGCCAGGTCCGGCACACCGTTGTCGAGCCGGTCTTCAGATGCTGTTCAAGAGCTGCTTGCATCAGATCCGAACCTCCAGCACGGGCACATCGGGAATCTCACCGGCCTGAAAGGACGCGATTGAGGTCATGATCATGTCGGTGTCAAACCGCACCGGCACATCGAATTCAAATCCGGCATAGACTGTCACGCCAAGATCCGGCGGCACGGCAAAGCTGACTTCACCACGCAAGGTATCGACGGTGAATTCCAACCCCTCCACCTTGGGGTCACGGGCCACCGCCACCAGAACGGTTCCCGCCACCGGCTTGGTGATGCGGCGGGTATAAGTCTGCTCGCCCGAGCGGTAGGTTTTTGTCAGGGCAAACACTGTCTGGACGCCATCGCCAATGCCGATGACCTGATCGATCGCCGTCGGCTGTAACGAGGGCACACAGGATTTGTAATCCGCCCAGTCTTTCCAGCGAAACCCGTGCATCTTGCCCCGCCGCGCTTCAAAAAACGCGATCAGCGCATCAATATCGTCCAGCGTCCGCAGACTGGACCCCGCCTCATAGCGTCGGCGCGAATGGGCCCAGGGCGTGTTGCGCTCTTCAAAGCCATTGACCAGCGTCACAACATCCGTCCGCCGTTCTGGCCCGCCAACCGAACCAAAGCTCAGGTTGGCCGGAAATCTGATCTCATGAAATGACATGCCCTGCCCTCACCGGTTCCGTTGCCCGCGGGCCAGCGCACGCGACGCCTGCGCCGCAATCTGGCTCTGGCTGCGTTGAAAGCCCTGCACATCCGGGGTCTGAATGTTCATCACAACAGTCACCGGGCGGCCACCGCCTGCCGCCTGCACCCCAAGCCGCCCGTCTGCACCGCGTGCCAGCGGCATGATCGCCTCTGGCCCCGCCTCGCCCATCAACCCGCGCCCGCCGCGCATCGGAAAGCTGGTCGGGCTGCTCACCACACCGCCTTTGGCAAAGGGCATGACCCTGCCCTGCGAAAAGGCTCCACCGTCCTTGAACGGCATAATGCTGCTCATCGCCGAATTCACACCCTGCGCAACCAGCCCACCAAGCGCGTTCTGAACCGGGCGCATCGCGGTGGTATAGACCCCGTTGATCATCGATTGCGCCACCATCCGCAGCGCATCCGACAGCTTCAGCCCGTCAAAGATCAGCCCGTCAAACGCCCGCCGCAAACCGCCGCCAATACCCCTCGAGAGCGTGTTCACCTCGCGGCCGGTGAACACCATCGTCTCCTGCATCCTTGCAAGCTCGCCCTCAAAGGCGCTCACCATCGCAGATGACGCCCCCAAGGCCGCATCAAGCGCCTCGATCTGCTCCTGCATCTCGTCGATCCGTGCCATCTTCCACCTCTTTCACTCTGTCGGGAAACGCCGCCGCCAACTCCGCCAGCCGCGCCCGGGTCAGGGGCGGGCCCGCCGCGTCCGCCCCCAGCATGATCCTCAGCTCCACCGGAGACAGCCTCCAGAACACGACCGGTTCCAGCCCCAGCTGATGCAATCCCACCCGCATCAGACCGGGCCAGTCGATGCCGCTCATCCCTCACCCGGCAGGGCAAAGGCGCGCGCCAGCAGTTCCGCCGCCACCCGTGCGGCTTCCATCGGGCCGCCCCCGATCTCGACGCTCCGCAGATCCGCCGCAGTGCCTTGCCAGCCGCCTCCCCGCAGCCCCGCCACAAGCAATGCGAGAACGTCGCGCGATGAAAACTGCCCGGCCTCAAACCGCTGCACCAGATCAATCAGCGACCCCGCCGCCAACTGCTCTTCCAACTCGGCCAGAGACCCAAGGGTCAGCTTGGCCACATGGCGCTGCCCGTCCAACACCACTGCCACCTCGCCCGCCCAGGGGTTCGCCATCACAGCGCCACGAAGCTGAGCGCGCCCGCCGACGCCAACGACATCTCATACGTCGCCTCGCCATTATGGCTGCCCGCGTATTCAATGGCCGTGATCATGAAAGCCCCTTCCACCACGCCAAAATCGGGAATGATCACCTGAAAATCCGGCACTTCACCGTCGAAAAAGATCTGGCGCGCCCGTTCATCGGTGTTGGCATCCCGAAACACGCCCGACCCCGAAATCGCCGCCGATTTCACTCCGGCCCCCCCCAGCAACTCGCGCCAGCCACCTGTGCTTTCCAAGCTGGTCACATCCACCGTTTCCGCATTGAAGCTGATCCGCGTCGCCCGCAGTCCCGCCACCGTCTCGAAGGTGCCATCCCCCGTCAGATCCACTTTCAGCAACAGATCCTTGCCGCTTTGTACCGCCATGTCCGTCTCCAGAAATAATTGAAATTCAGATCGTCAGATCTCGACCCTCACACGGAATGTCAGATCAATCCGGCGCACGTCGCCGTCCTCCAACCGCCTTGCGACTGCCCTCAGGAACTGGATGCTCACAACCCGCCCCGTGCTCAGGGTCGGCGTGGCCCCGGTCAGGCATTCGGACACGCCGGACGCCAAGGCTTTGGCGGTCAGAAATCCCGCTGCCTCGCTGATCACGCTGACCACAATCCTGTGCTCGGCACCGTCCCCGCTTTTGTCCGACTGATCCAGCACCTCTTCCGGCACGATCAGAACAAAGGTCGATGCCGCCGCTGATGGCGGAACTGCGTCCACCACCAGAACCCCGCTCAGCGCCGGGGCCGAGGTCAACAAAGCATAGATGGCCGTCTGCAAGGCCGCCGCTGCGCCATAGCTCATACCGGTCCCTCCTCTTGCGCAAAGCAGGTCAGATAGTGCCCCGACGGATCCCGCTCGGTCACCGCCAGCACTTGAAAGCTGCGGCCTGTCTGCGTCATCCGCTGGCCGGGCACCGGCCGTTGCGGCGATCCGACAGGCGCCCCCCGCACCGTGATCCGGTAGGGCACCCTCGACACCGTAATCTCTTCGCCCGCAGCCTCACGCCCCGCCCCCGGGGCCACATGTGCCCAGAGTGTGCCGACAGCCTGCCAGGTGGTTGCAAACCCTCCGGCACCGTCAGGCGTGAAGACCGATTGCTCCAAGGTCAGAAGCCGGTTCAACTGCAACGGCGTCATGCGCTGCCCCCGCCCAGAACCCGCACCGTCCGCCAGCGCTCGATCAGCGCCTGAACGGCCAGCGGCAAGGCAGGCCCGCCGCGCCCGCCAGAATGGCGCGCCTCATAAAACTCCGCCGTCAGCAGAAATACCGCCTGCGCCAGATCTGCCGGAACAGCGGCCCAATCCGCCCCGAAGCCCGCGTCGAACACGATCTCGACTGCGCCATCCTCCGGAATGCGCGGCAAAGCCCCGCCGATCCCTTTCAAACGGGGACGGGCGCTGTCCGGCTCCAGCATATAGCTCTCCCCTGGCAAAACGCTGATGCCCCCCACGGCATCCACCAGCGTCACAGAAACCATCGCTGCGACCGGTGCCATCGGCAGGGCCTGTGCGCCCCTGTCGTCGCGCCAGCGGTTCAGCCGCAGCAGAAACCGACGCGTCAACAGGGCCTTGCCGGTGCGGCCTTCGATGGTTGCAATTGCAGCCCGCAGGTGGGCCGCGACCAACCCATCCTGCAATCCATCATCCGCAAAGCCTGTGCCCAGCCGCAGGTGGTCTTTCATTCCCTGCACGGGCAGCGCATCGGGCAGCACCGTGGTCAGCTCGGTCAGCATCATGTTCTTTCTCCGATTGCCCCGTCACCGCGTAAAGATCGGGCGCGCGCCCCACACCGCTCGGTCAGAGGGGGGGGAGCAGCTAGACGGCATGGGTTTTTTCGCACGCGCCCGAAAGCTGGCCAGCCTGAAACAACAGGCCGGCCGTTGACCGTTTTTGTTACGACACCGCGACCTTCAGCAGCTTGATCGCCGCATAATCGGTGATATCGCCGCCCACGCGCTTGTTGGCGTAGAACAGCACATGCGGCTTGGCGCTGAACGGATCGCGCAGAATGCGCAGATCAGGGCGCTCGGCAACGGTGTAGCCCGAGGCAAAGTCGCCAAATACGATCGGATAGGCATTGGCCGCCACATCCGGCATATCTTCACAGATCAGCACCGCATAGCCCATCAGGCGTGGCGGTTCACCCGCCTGCAAGCCGTCCGACCACATGAAGCGGCCATCGGCATCCTTCATCTTGCGCACCGCACCGGCCGTTTTCGAATTCATCACAAAGGCCCCATTGGCCCGGTAATCCGCCCCCAACGCATAGACCAGATTGACGATGCAATCGGCCGCATTGCTCGACGCGAAATCGGCCGCAGCCCCGGTCGGCACATAGCCCAGGCTGCCCCAGGTCCAGGACGCATTCGCCACCTTCGCCGGCAGCAGAATGCCCCGCGGCTTGTCGATACCATCGCCATTGATGAACGCCGCCGCCTCGGCCCGGATAAAGCGCGTGGCGATCTTGCCGGCCAGCCAGCCTTCGACATCAAAGGCACTGTCATCCAGCAGCCGCTGGCTGGCCTTCGGCATCGCCGAAAGCTCGTGCAGCTTGATGGAAATCCGCTCGATGGCTGGGGTTGAGGTCTCGGCCTGCGCCGCCGCTTCGGTGGCCCAACCCGATCCCACTTCGGTCCGGTCGATCAGCACGTCGAAGGAAATTGCCTCCACCTGCACCACATTGGCGACAGACCGCAGCGATGAGGTCGACACCAGCAAGGACCGGATCGTATCGGCGGTCTGTGGGTCCACCAGATAGCCACCCTCGGCTGCCACGGCGGTGCTCATGGCCTTGCCTTCCAGCACCAGCCCGCGCAGCCCATCATCGTCGCCCGACCGCAGATAGGCATCAAACGCCTTCTGATGGGGTGCATCAAGATCCGCCGCCGCCGAAAGGGCCGGGCGGCCATAGCTCATGGTTTTTTGGTTCAACATGGTCAGTCGCTCTTCCTGATGTTGCAGAGATTGTTTCACTTCGGCTTGAAACACTTTGAGTTCATTCACAAATCCGGCCATTGCGGATCTGACCTCCGCTCCCGGATGCAGGGCCGTGGGCAAACCTTCCCCGGCCCGAGCTTTTGTCTCGGTCATCGTTACTCCTGATGTTTGAACGAAAGCCGGGGCGTTACCGCTCGGCCAGTTGCCGGCGCGCGTCGTCAAAGACCTGCACCATTTGCCGCCAGTGCAAGCCGTCGTCCGACTTTGCCTCCACCCGCGCTTCGGAAAGCATCGGAAAGGTCACCAAAGACACCTCCCAAAGCTCCAGCTCCGACAAAAGCCGCTGGCCCTTGCCATTGCGTTCGGCCTTTACCGTTCGGTAGCCGATCGACAACCCGTCAATCGCCCCCGCCGCCAGCAGGGCCGCCGCCTCGCGGCCCCTGTCCACTTCGGTCAGGATGCGCCCCTTGACCCACAGGCCGCGCGCATCCTCCCGCACCTCCTCCCAGACCCCGATAGGCTGCGCCGGGTCATGCTGCCACAGCATCTTAACCTTGGCCCCCGCACCGGCCAGTCGCTTCAGGCTGGCACCGTAGGCTCCGGCCAGAACCATATCGCCGCCCTGATCCTTCACCCCGAACAGGCTGGCATAGCCTTCGACCACCCGGCCATCCGTCACCGTCAACCCTTGCTCCGGTCGCAGATACTTGCGCTCCGGTGCCCCATAATCGTTCATCCCGTCACCTCATCGCCGCCTGAAGAATGGCTTCGGCCCCCTGCGTCAGCAAAAAGGCCGCAACCCCGTACACGCCCAGCCAGATGCGCTTTTCCAACCGCTCCAGCACAGCATCAATCTGGCCCAACCGGTAATCCAGCGCGGCCCAACGCTCTTCGGCCACGCGCTCATTCGCCTCGATCCGCGCCGCCGCCGCGTCAAAGCTGTCGAACAGGAACCGTGACCCTTCGGTTTTGCGGATCGTCATGCCTCGTCCGTCACCGCAGGCAGGCCCAGCAACCGGCGCTTTTCGGCCTGCGTCAGGAAGTCGGCCGCCCCAACCCGCGCCCATTGCTGGTCACGCTCTGCGGCCAGCGCCGGGATCTGGTCCAGATCGACCTTTACCTCCACTGCCTCACCGGTGAACCCGGCCAGCCAATGGCTGACATCCGCCATCACCTTCGCCGCCAGCGGCAGCACGGTCAGCCGGTAGAACGCCCGGTTCGCCTCCTGGTAATTGGCATAAGTTGCATCGCCCGGAATCCCCAGCAGCATCGGCGGAATGCCGAAGGCAATCGAGATTTCCCGCGCCGCCGCCTCCTTGGTCTTCTGAAACTCCATGTCAGACGGTGAAAACCCCATCGGCTTCCAGTCCAGGCCTCCTTCCAGCAGCATTGGCCGCCCCGCATTGCGGGCCCCCTGATGGTTCGCCTCGATCTCGCCCACCAGCCGGTCATACTGGTCGTTTGACAAAGACCCCTGCCCGTCCACCCCCTTGTAGACAATTGCCCCCGAAGGCCGTGCGGCATTGTCGAGCAAGGCTTTCGACCAGAAGCTGGCCGCATTGTGCACATCGACCGCCACCGCCGCCGCCTGCATCGGAGACAACCCATAATGGTCATCCTGCGGATGAAACGCCTTGAGATGGCAGATCGGCTTGATATCGCCGCGCATGTCAAACCGGTGCGTCCGGCCGCCAACCGTATAGTCATAGGCCACCGGCCACCCATCCGGCCCCGGCACCAGCGACATCCGGTCGGACCGCAGCACGTGCAACTCGCCGGGCAAGGCACCCGCCCCCGGCACCGCCTCCAGATAGGCACTGCCGCTCAGCAGAAAATGCCCGTAGACCGCCTCCAGAAACTCGGCCCGCCCCTGCGCGCCATTGGGGCGGTTGATCACCCCCAGCACCGGATGGCTGTCATACCGCCGCTCGGCATCCTGACACACCAGAGGCAGCGCCGCTGCCGCCTCGGCCACCAGCTTCACCGCGCGAAACCCCACCGGATTTGCCAGAAACCCGGTCCGCGTCAACGAGGCCGCATCGCGCGGGCTCCACTTCACCCGGCCCGACGATCCCCAGGCCGCCACCCGCCCGGACGCACTCGCCTTGGTTTCCGGCGCGGCAAGGGGGGCGGACGAAGCCTCGCCCCGCCGCAGAAAGTTGAACACCATGTTTTCAGATCTCCGTTTTTCGGGATTGCCCCCGACGCGCGCTAGCGCCGTTCCAGCACCCGCATCTGCGGATTGCCGCTATAGGCCTTGGCCGGTTCGATCATCGCCTCCTGCAAGGCCCAGACCAACGCATCCACCCGGTCCGGGCTGCCTGCACCTTTGAACCCGGCGCGGGTCATCAGACACATCTGGTCCTCCAGCTTGCGCAGATAGCCTGAATGGACCACCCGGCCCTGTTCATACAAAGCCGCCACCGGCTCCGCCCGAAAGCTCTTGCCCTTGGATGCCGACAGCCCGCGATAGGCCACCAGCGCACCCTGTTGGCGGATCACCGATTCAATCAGATCACCGCCCTGATTGACCTCGGCCACCATCCGGTCGGCCCCGTGCCGCTCATAGGCAGATACCGCCGCCCGCGCCCAGTCGGTGGGGGTGCCGCTGATGCTGGCGTCTTCCAGCACCACCGCGCGCCAGTCGCGCGGATTGCCCTCGGTGTTCACCCCCACCACCACGATCCCGCATTCATCCGATGTGGCTTTGCTGGTTACCGGCGGGTCCACCGCCACCACAATCCGGCTCAGCCGGTCGGGCGACGGCCCACGCGCCGCCTCCAGCATCTCGGTGGTCCACAGGGCACCCTCGATATCCTCGATCAGCTCACCCTCCAGCTCCTGCCGCCCCAGCCGCTGCCCACCGTATCGGGTCTGCACCTCCTCCAGGAACGATTTGGCCAGATAGGCCCGGTTTGCATCGGTGGGCGCGTGGGTCATCACCGTGGACGGGTTCTTCAAAATGGCCTTCAGCACCGGAATGCTCTGCGGCGTCGTCGTCACCACCTGCTGCGGGTTGGCCCCCAGCCGCAGCGCAAACTGCAACTGGTCCCACGTCTCCTGCGCACGCCGCCACTTCGCCAGTTCATCCACCCAGGCCGCATCAAACTGTGGCCCCCGCAGACTGTCCGGATCATGCGCTGAAAACACCTGCGCCACCGCCCCGTTCGGCCAGGTCAGCATCCGACGCGACCCGTTCCATTCCGGCCTCCGGTCGGGGGGCGAGCAGGCCAGAATGCCGCTTTCGCCAAACACCATCACCTCGCGCGCCTGATCCAGCGTTTCCGCTACCAGCGCCACCCGCCCGGCCCGGCCGGGGTCCGACGGACGCGCACCTTCGACCTGCGCACGCACCCATTCGGCCCCGGCCCGCGTCTTGCCCGCACCCCGCCCCCCCATGATCACCCAGGATTTCCAGGCTCCCTCGGGCGGCAACTGATGCGGCAGCGCCCAGAACTCAAACATCCAGGGCAGCGCCAGCAGCGCCGCATCCGACAGACCGTTCAGAAAATCGTCAATCACCTCCGGCGTCGCGGAGGCAAGCCAGACGCCGCCCGATCTCAT